TATAGAATTGATATTATGCGAGATTATTTTGTAAAGGAGGTGTTTTTTATGTCTTCTCCCGTTAATCCTAGTGTAGATGCTCAGTACTTTCGTAGAACCGCTGCACACACTAAAGCCGTCAACCTTGGTTTCAGAGTTATGCGTGGAGGTATTAGATTTTGATCAACGTTACTTATCAAGAGCCGGTTACCCTAACAGAAACTACTTGGCTTTTTAAAAAGTTCAAAGAAGCCGTTCAGTTTCTAAATGAAATTCGTAAAGTACAGAAAGGTTATTTTTGCCTATGGTTCGATGTATGACTGGAGTGATTTTTTATTATGGGTGTTGTTGACGCTGTTGTTGTCTTTGTTGTTCTTGTGGTCTATCTTATTTTAGTAAATCTTATGAGGTAAAATTATGGATAATTTTATAGATCTTTATTGGTTTTATATTCCAGAACGTTTACTTGTTAAGGATGATGAATGATCAATTTAGTTTATTTTTAGATTCTTGGCTTTATGATGAAGATACAGGTTGCTTATTGTGTCGTTGTCCTGGTTGTGGTTGTCGTATGATTTTATATCGTTATCTTGATCATAATCCTTATCATTTTTGTCCTTATTGTGGCTTGGCTTTATCTGAAGGTTCTTTCCAGCATAATTATGAGGTAGTTTATGTATAAGTTATATTTTGAATTGACGAGGTTTGACGATGCTGGTCAAGTTGTTCATTCTGATTCTTATCTTATCAGCCTTGATGAACGAGGTTTATTTTTCAAGGTAATTCTTGGACCTTTAAAACAATTATTTAAGAAATGGAGTATTACATAATGTACGTTGTTTATCGTTGCTTTCGTGATGATGAGGTTGATTATACTGAAGTAATTGGTATTTTCCCTTCTGAATCTGATGCTCAGGTTTATGTCGTATTTTATGCCCTTTCGCACCTTCTTTCTTCAGATGATTTCTGTATTGGATTTGATTCTGATCTTAAAAAAATTATTGAATGAGGTTAATTAAATGACTTACTCTATTTATGCTATTCGCGATAAGTATACCGGTTTCATGACCCCTACCGTCGATATGAATGACGATTCCGCACGTCGTAATTTTGGCTACGGTATTAATAATAATCCATCGCTTAATTACTCCCCTGCTGATTTTGATTTTTATCGTATTGGGATTTATGATTCGAAGACCGGAGATATTCGTCCCGTTGAACCCATAGAATTTATTTGTAATGGTTTGGAGGTTTTTAATGAGAAATCCAAAAGCTAAAGTATCTAACCCGAATTCTTTTATTTCTGATCCTGGCTCCGATACTCATATTATCTATACCGGAAGACTTCTGGAATCCGGTGAGATTCTTTTGACTGAAAGTGGTAAGGAATCTATTTCCCAGAAAATTAATTCCGAGAAAGAGTTCACTGATATTGCTTACATTCGGCAGCGTCTTTCTATGGGAGATACTTCCGTCCTTAGGTCTGATATTTCTTATGGCGATTATCGTGATTTACCGAAAGATATGAGAGGAGCTCTTGATCTTCTTATTAACGCAGAGCGTACTTTTGATACTCTTCCTGTTGACGTCAAGGAAAAATTTAATAATTCTTATCTTAATTGGCTTCAGACTTCCGGTTCTGAAGATTGGGCTAAAAAGATGTACCCTAATGAAGTAAAAGAAGATGATCTTGTAATTGAAAAGGAGAGTGTTGCAGATGAATCGTAATACAGAATCTCATTTTAGTGAGCTTCCTTCAATAAATATCCAGCGTTCTATTTTTGACCGCAGTTCCGGTCATATGACTTCATTTAATGCCGGTGAGCTTATCCCGATCTATGTAGATGAAATCCTGCCTGGTGATACCGTACGTATGACTACCTCTAAAGTAATTCGTGCTCAGACTCTTTTAACTCCTACGTTTGGTAATGCTTATTGTGATGTATATTGGTTTTTCACCAGATTGGAAGCAGTTTGGGATCACGCTTTCGAGTTTTTCGGTGAGAATAAGCAGAGTGCTTGGGTTCAGCAGAACCAGTATCAGATACCTTCTATATCTTCTCCCCAAGGTGGTTTTGCTACCGGTACGATAGCCGATTATATGGGTCTTCCAGTTAATGTAGAATGGAATAATACTGCTCCTCGTCGTCCTTCAGCTTTGCCTTTCAGAGCCTATGCGAAAATTTGTGACTGTTATTTTCGCGACCAGAACGTTACTGATCCTTTGAATATTCCTACCGGAGATTCTAATCAGACCGGCACAAATGGCAGTAGTTATATAAATGACGTTGCTAACGGTGGTATGCCTTTTAAAGTAGCTAAGTACCACGACTATTTTACTTCAGCTCTCCCGAGCCCTCAGAAGGCTGCTCAGCCCGTTTCTCTTAATTTAGCTAATATTTCCACGCAAGCCCCGG